ATGTAGCACAATATCTTGATGCACAGGGTGCTGCTAATAAATGGGCTGGTACTACTGGTCTTGCAACTGTTGGTGCTTTAAACTATAAAGTTAGTGCAAGCAGAACTTGTGATAATTTTAAAGACATTGATGGCGTATGCAATGAACTTGCATCAACAACTGGTCTAGCAGCACCTGCTGCCTTAAGGAGCATAAGCGCATAATGGCAACCACATTAACCAATATGATTGATGAAGTATCTATGAACTTGTCTGGATACACGTTAACTCAAGACCGTTCTACTTATCTTAAGACAGCAATCACTACAACAACATCTTCTAGTGCTGCTCCGTTAACCATCAGCCTTGGCTCAACAGCTAACGTAGGTATGGGCATTATTGAAATTGATGAAGAACTATTATGGGTAGATACATATGACAGAGTTAGCAACAGTGCTATTATTGCTCCCTACGGCAGAGGTTATCTAGGCACTACTGCTGCTACACACACTGCTGATACTAAGGTAACTATTTCTCCTACTTTTCCAAGATTTACAATCAAGAGAGCAATCAACGATACTATCAATGCTTTAGGCGCTAGTATTTTTGCCGCTGCTACAACTACTATTACTTCTAACGCTGCTGTTGCAGCTTTTAGATTACCTGCCACTGGCAGCTCATTAAACATTCGTAATATCCTAGCTGTTGCCTATCAATCAATTGGTGCCAGCAAGGAATGGATTCCTATTCGTTCTTGGCGTCTTGATAATAATGCTAACACTACTGCTTTTACCAGCGGTCAAACTATATCAATCTATGACCGTGTTCCATCTGGTCGTACTATTCAAATTGTATATTCTTCAGAACCTGCTGTGTTTACCTCTAACTCTCAAGATTTTGCAACACAAACTGGATTGCCTGAGTCTTGCAAAGACTTAACAATCCTAGGCGCTACCTATCGTTTGCTTACTAACCTAGACCCAGCTCGTGCTGCAATGGTATCTCCACAAGCTGATGAGACAGATAGCAAACGTCCATATGGTTCAGTTCAAACTATTACCAAAAACATTTATGGCTTGTACAGTCAACGACTAGCCGAAGAAATTAAGAAGCAAGAAAATAGATATCCTATCCGTGTCCACTACTCCCTCTAAATAGGAACATAAATGACAACTAGAAAATACTCATCCCGTGCTCAACAGACCACGTTATCTGCTGCCATAACTTCTACGACTGCAACCACTATGACGGTTGCCAGTCCTACATTACTCATGGGTGGAAAAACATTAGCTGCTAATGAAACTTACACAGTAGTCATTGACCCGGATACAGCTGTTGAAGAAATTGTAAATATTGTATCTAGTGCTGGCAACCCGGTATCTGGTTCTACTCTAACTATTACTAGAGGTGTAGATAGCGATACTCCTGGCACTGGTTCTCTTCACAGCATTGGCGCAGTAATTCGCCATATGGTTATTGGTCGTGACCTACAAGAGGCTAATGACCACATTGAAGCAACCACAGGACACGGTGCAACTGGTGCTGTAGTTGGTACAACTAACACTCAGGTTCTTACAAATAAAGATTTAACAAGTGCTACTAATACACTTTCTACTTCAGTAGTAACACTTACTGGAACTCAAGTATTAAGTGGTAAAACTTTAACTAGTCCTATTTTAACCACCCCAGCACTTGGAACTCCAGCATCTGGTGTACTTACAAATACAACTGGATTACCTTTAACTACAGGTGTAACTGGAACTCTTCCAGTAGCCAATGGTGGTACTGGTATTACTGCACTTGGAACTGGCGTAGCTACATTCCTAGGCACTCCATCTAGTGCTAACTTTGCCGCTGCTCTTACAGATGAGACTGGAACTGGTTCAGTAGTACTTGCTACTAGCCCAACTCTTGTAACTCCAGTATTAGGTGTAGCAACAGCCACATCTATTAATGGTACAACTATTCCTACAAGTGCTACCCTTGTTAAGACAAGTGATACTGGCACTGTAACTAGCACTATGATTCTTGATGGAACCATTGTTAACGCTGATATTAATACCTCTGCTCAGATTGCATATGGTAAAACTAACCTTACAAATAGCATTGTTAATGCTGACATTAACGCATCGGCTGCTATTGACTGGACAAAATTAGGCATATCATCTACTGTTTCATCAACTGAAATTGGTTATGTAGATGGTGTAACTTCTGCTATTCAAACTCAATTAGATTCTAAATTAGCAACTGCTACAGCAGCAACTACCTATGCTCCATTGGCTAGCCCAGCATTAACTGGTACTCCTACTGCACCTACTGCTACTGCTGGAACTAGCACTACTCAAGTTGCAACAACAGCGTTTGTTGGAACTGCAGTATCTAACCTTGTAGCATCAGCACCTGCAGCCCTTGATACTCTTAATGAGTTGGCAACTGCCCTTGGTAACGATGCAGCATTTTCAACAACAGTAACCAACTCTATTGCTACTAAATTACCTCTTGCTGGTGGCACTATGACTGGTGCTATTGCAATGGGTACTAATAAAATTACAGGACTAGGTACACCTACAACATCTACAGATGCTGCAACAAAAGGTTATATTGATACCGTAGTACTTGCACCTAGCAATTTGACTGGCCCAATTACATCTGTTGGTGCTACAACATCTATTGCGTCACAGACTGGAACTGGAACTAAGTTTGTAGTAGATACAAGCCCTACCCTTGTTACTCCAGTCTTGGGAGTGGCTACTGCTACATCTATTAATGGAACTACAATCCCATCAAGTAAGACTTTAGTTGCTACTGACTCAACTACTTATGTAGTACCAAGTCAAACTGGTAACTCAGGTAAGTATTTGACTACAGATGGAACTACCTCATCTTGGGGTACAATTACAATTGACCCTACCCCAACAGCATTTATGCTGATGGGTGCTTAACCAACACTAAGGAGAAATAAATGGCAACAACATATAAAGTGCTTGGTCAAGTAAACCCAAGCGCAACAACAGCAACAACTCTATATACAGTACCTGCATCTACTGCAACAGTAGTATCTACAATAACAGTATGTAATCAAGCAGCATCTTCCGCTACATTCCGTATAGCAATTAGACCTGCTGGAGCAACTCTTGCGGCAATTCATTATGTTGCTTATGACTCTACTGTGGCTGCTAATGATACAACAGCCCTTACATTGGGTGTTACCCTTGCTACTACAGATGTCATTACCGTATACGCATCAACAGCAACTATTTCATTCAACGCATACGGAAGCGAGATTGCATAATGGCTATATCTAAAGTTAATGCAGTAGTAGCAACAAGTACTCCATCTGCTATTGCTAATTCTATTGTAACTGCATATGTTGATAAAGTTATTACACGAACTTTTGATACTGGTGTTTATACAGTTTCCGTATCTCCAACTTCTTCAACCGCAAGAGTAACATTTCTTTCTGGAAATACTTATATAGGCGTGGCAGAAACGATTTCTGGTACTATAAATTATAATCTTGGAACTGCTGCAACTAAAGCATACATTCAATCAAACACTGCAAGTGATGTTGTTACGGTCAATTTAATTGCAAGTACTCCTGTTGCCACTTCTATTAGTGGAACATTAGACACAATTACATCTTCTGGAACTTATACTCAAACTGGTCTTTTATGGGTACTTGCTATTGGTGGAGGTGGAGGTGGAGGTTCTGACCAACAGAACAATGGCGCTGGTGGTGGTGGTAGCGGTGCTATGGCAATGTATTATGGAAATGTTTCTGGTTCAACAACCGTAACTATTGGTGCGGCAGGAGTTGCTAGTAGTTCACTTAATACCGATGGTACTGCTGGTGGGCAAACAAGTTTTGGTTCCCTTGCAGTTGCTGGCGGTGGCAGTGGTGGCATAAGGGCATCAGCAAGTGCTGCAGGAGGCGCAGGTGGAACAGCAACTGTTGGTACTGCATTAATTAATGGTGTTAGCGGGGGCTCTGGTAGTAATGGTAATGGTAACTCTGTTATAAACAATTACCAGGTTATTAAATCTGGCACATACGGTTCTGGTCACGGCGGTAAAGGTGATGGTTATGGTAATACTGCAGTAGGCGGAGGCAGTGGAGGTATTGGTCAAGGTGGTGCAGGCGGTGGCGGTGCCACAGCAGCAACTGCTGCAACTGGATATGGTTCTGGCGGTGGCGGTGGCGGTTGTTACAATGGTAATAGCGGTTCTTTAGGTTCAAACGGTACTCCTGGAGTAATTTACGTATTGAGAGGTTTTTAATATGGCAAACTTTGCAGTAATTGAAAATAACAATGTTATTAATACTATTGTTGCTGAATCAAAAACAATAGCAGAACAAGTTACGGGTAAAACCTGTATTGAATATACAGATGCTAATCCAGCCTGCATCAACGGTACCTATAATGGGTCTGTCTTTATTTCTCCTAAACCGTACGCTTCTTGGGTACTAGATGGAAGTACTAAACAATGGAAAGCACCTACACCAATGCCTACAACAGAAGGTAAATTTTACGATTGGTCAGAAGAAGACTTGAATTGGAAAGAAGTAAAATAACTAAGGAGCACTGTAACTAATGGCTTTAACCAAAAAGATTCTATTTAGAGGTGCTGCTACTACAACTGTAGGAACAACTCTTTATACAGTTCCTCCTTCAACAATAACAACTGTGTTAAATATTGTAGTAACTAATACTGCTAGTAGCGTTGGCACATTTACAATTGCCCTTGATTCAACAACCATACATACAACTACAAGCATTGGCCCTAACTCAAGTACCTATATTGACTGTAGTCAAATCATTACTGCTGGTATGACTATTACTGGTGGAGCATCAGCAACTAGCATTAACTTCCATATTTCTGGAGAAGAGAATTCTTAGTGGGAATTGAAAATGTTCCAGATAGCGCACCTTGGATTAACACTCATTTTAATCTTCCTTATGGATTAAATTTACGACAAACAATTAACGCAGGAACGACATCAGTAACAATTCCTGCTGGAGTTACATTTGTTTACGCTATTGCAGTTGGTGGTGGCGGTAGTGGAAGTGCTGCGGGCGGTGGTGGCGGAGCAGGCGCTGTGTCTTGGGGTTGGACAATAGCAACTTCTAGTTGCATTGTTGGCGCAGGTGGTGGCGGTGGTGGTGGATATACACGCTACGGAAATGTAATTGCGGGCGGTGGTGGCGGAGGAAATGCTGCTGGTTCACTCGGTAGCGGAGGCGGAGGAAATGCTGCTGGTTCAACAAATTATTATGGTATTCCAGGTGGTGCCGCTGGTGCTGCTAGTGCAAAAGGCGCATCTGGCTCAGGCGCAGGTGGTGGTGGAACTTCTGCAACTAACGGAGTCAATGGTGGTATAGGTGGCGATGGGATTTCTGGTGGCGGTGGTGGTAATAGCCAAACAGCAGGTGCATCCACAAATACTGGTGCAGTAGGCGGAAATGGTTTAGCAGGTGGCGGTGGTGGAAGGGGTACTCTTTCAACGACATCAAATGTAGGCGGAACTGGCGGTAATGGAGTAAATATCCTTACTGGTGCTGCAACAACTGGTGGCGCAGGAACTACAGCAGGTTCAGGTAGCACAGGTGCAGGCGGTGGAGGCGCTGGTATTGCTGGTAATGGAAATCCTGCCGTTACAACCACAGGCGGCGCAGGTGGTCTTGGTGGTGGAGGCGGAGGCGGAGGAAATGCAGGTGGCGCAGGTGGCGCAGGAATACTTTACCTTTTCTACTAGGAGACAATTATGAGCGCATCAATTTATAGCAATTCATCATTTACCGATACTCCTTACGGACTCAAACTGCAACGCACAATTACCGCAACAGGAACAACATCAATCACAGATATTCCCGCTGGTATTAAAAGAGTTTATGCAATCGTAATTGGTGGTGGCGGAGCTGGAAGCACACAAACCACAGGCGGTGGTGGTGGCGGTGGAGCAGGAGGATATTCTGCTGGTTGGACTTATGTTTCAACTTCAGTAACTGTTGGTGCAGGAGGTACTGGTTCATCATCTGCTGCTGCTGGTAACAACGGCGGTTTATCAATTTATGGAATGGTATTTGCTGGTGGTGGTTCGGGCGGACAAAACAGCCCAAATGGTGGTGCTGCTGGTGGTGCAACAACTTCAACTGGTAACGGTTCAACAATTTCATACACTGGTGCACCTGCTGCTAGCGGACAGTTGATTGTTTCTTATGCTGGTGGTGCAGGTAATACAGTAGGAAATGGTGCAGATGGAATATCTAGTGGCGGTGGTGGTGCTAGTGCCTTAGTAACAGGAAGTCGTGTTGCTTTTGCTGGTGGTCGTGGTCTTATCTGCGGTGGTGGTGGGGCAGTAGGTACAGCAGGAACAGGTACAGGCGGTGCTGGCGGTACTGGAGATTTTTACGCTGGCGGTACTGGTTCATCAGGAACAGGAATAGGTTTTGGTGGAGGCGGAGGCGGTGCAGGTTATACAGGCGCTGGCACTAACGCTTCTGCTAACAATGGCGGCAATGGTGGCTCAGGCGGTGGTGGTGGAGGCGGTGCCTCAACACTAGGCACTGCTGGTTCAGGCGGCGATGGCGTTGTTTTTCTATACTACTAAGGAGTTCTAATGGTCAGTCGTGATATAACCGAAGGTCGTGGTTCGACAACAGTCGGTACTGGCTACGCCATTGCCGTTGATATTGGTATTAACTCTAATAGCTCTGTCTGGACAAACACAGATATAGCTTATGATGTAGCCATAGGTGGCATGCCATTTATCTATGCTCTTTCAGATGCACGGCCATATACTAGACAGACAGCTCCATTTAGAAAAGAACAGTTTGATAACAACAACGAGCCAGGTGAGCAATCACTTACCGGCTGGTGGATTAGAAGTCAATCATCTTTTCACAATGGTACAGGTATTAAGTTCTATGACCCATCTGCTGGTGAGACAACAGCGCATAGGTTTGCCGACTGTTTGGGCGTAGATGTATGGACTAAAGGACAAGTAACTTTACTTAAAGAGAGTACTAATACTACTACCTCTAGCGGTATATATAAACTTATATCAAATGTATCTGGTAGTACAGATGTAGTTACTGCATACATTCCTACAAGTAGCACACTTAAAGACATTACAACTACTGGCTCAACTAATACTACATATGCAACAACTTCATCTGCAATCATAGATGTAGTAAGCAATGGAACAACTTTGTTTGTTGCCGATGCTACCCGCATTTATTATCAAACTATTGGTGCTACAGGTGCTTTAAACAACCATTACACTACTGGCAATTCAAAAGTAAAAATGGCGTGGGTTAAACAACGTCTTGTTGCTGCTATAAATACATCTATATATGAATTAACTGGTGCTCTTGGCACTACTACTTTACCAACCCCTGTTTATACTCACCCTAACACTGGTTGGACTTGGACATCTATATCTGAATCAGGTTCTGCTATCTATGCTTCTGGTTATGCTGGTGGTACATCTGCTATTTATAAATTTGTTTTATCTACTCTTGGTGGTATGCCTACTCTTACCTCAGGTATTATTGCAGCACAATTACCAATAGGTGAAATAATAAATAAAATTGAATCTTATTTAGGTTATTTAGTAATTGGCACCAACAAAGGTGTGCGTGTAGCATCTATATCAGATACTAATGGAGACTTAAGTTATGGTCCATTAATTATTGAAGATAGCTTAGGCACTACAGCAGCCCGTGACTTTGCATTTAGAGATAGATTTGTTTATGCAACTGGTTCTATCAATACTTATCCTGGAATATATAGAATTGATTTAGGTAATGAGCTTGAGACATTACGTTTTGCCTATGCTCCTGATACCTATCTTGATGGAGTAACTGGTTATGCTACTACCGTAGATTTTATTGGCACCTCAGACCAACTAGCATTTACTACATCAGGTAGCAATGGTATTGTAATTCAGTCTGCATCTACTTTAATATCAAGTGGTTATATTAAGACTGGCAAAATTCGTTACGGAACACTAGAGCCTAAGAACTTTAAAAGATTAATAGGACGCGGGATATTTAATGCTGGGTCTATGACCCTATCAAGCGTAGCTACTAACACAGTAGGTGGCGATGTTGAGTATGACCATGTTGTCTACGATACCGGAGTTAGCCCAGTAGAGATAACTACCCTTAAGCCTGAGACTGCTCAAGAATTTTTAGCATATAAATTTACATTGACCCGTGATGCTACAACTACATCAACTGGTCCTACCTTTAAAGGTTACCAAGTTAAAGCAACTATTGCTACACCTCGTGTAAGGTTAATTAAGTTTCCTGTCTATTGCTTTGATATAGAAACAGATAGATACAACACGGTTACAGGCTATGCAGGTAGAGCATCTGAACGTATTGCTACATTAGAAGCATTAGAAAAATCTGGAGATGTACTCAGCTGGCAAGACCTTACCACTGGTGAGCTGCAACAAGCAGTGATAGAACAGATTTCATTTACCCGCATGACACCACCTGATAGAACCTTTGATGGCTTTGGAGGAATCATAGAAATTATGATTAGGACAGTATAATGACACCGAATGATTACGCAGCACTAGTAGTAGCAATAACAACACTTGTTGGAGCCCTTGCTGCTGCGATTAGATGGATGGTAAAGCATTACCTTGCTGAACTTAAACCAAATGGAGGCTCAAGCCTTCGTGATAAAGTCAATCAACTAGACGACAAGGTAGAACTTTTAACAAAGTTAGTAATACAATCATTAAAGAATGGGCAAAAATGAGTGTAGTAGATATAGCCAAGTCTCAGGTAGGATACAAAGAAGTTGGCAAGAATAATGACAGTATGTATGGCAAGTGGTATGGGCTAAACAATAATCCTTGGTGCGCCATGTTTGTATCTTGGTGTTTTGACCAAGCAGGGCTAGCCGACAAGGTAGCAGCCCAAACTAAAAAAGGATTTGCCTCCTGTCAAGCAGGGCTTAAATGGTTTATAAGTAGAGGTAAGGGTGTCCCGGTTGGTAAAGCACAAGCTGGTGATATAGTATTCTTCCAATTCGATGCTGATGCAGAGGCCGACCATGTTGGTATTTGTGCTAGCAACGATGGAAAGAAATACCTTATGGTCTATGAGGGTAATACCTCAGGGGATGCTAAGGGCAGTCAATCAAACGGAGATGGTGTGTTTCTAAAGAAGCGTGCTTACTCCCTAGTAATGGGCGTTGCTCGCCCTTAAGGATGGAATATGAATACAACTAAATTAAAAGCAATTGTTGCTACTTATTTACGTGCAGCCGTTGCTGCCGTACTTGCGTTATATCTTTCTGGCGTAACTGACCTAAAGACACTTGCATTAGCGGGTGTTGCAGCAGTAGCAGGACCAGTTCTGAAGGCATTAGACCCATCAGCCACAGAATTTGGTCGTGGAAGTAACTAATTACATACCTCTAATTGGGCTTTAAAGGCCCCTTAGAGACACGAAAACCCCCGGACTTAGGCTTACCCCTAGGACTGGGGGTTTTTTCTGTTTGTCTGGAGTAACAACTCAGGCTTAATTAGGTAGCCACGGCTCTGGTTAGGTGGTATCTGACAGCTGATTGGGTATCCATCTATCTCAACGGCTAGGCGCAATAGCTTGGTAGGCACAATTAGAACAGAGTCAGCTAATACAAATGCCCAGTATTCAGCTTTAGTTATTGACAGACCTGATGGTTGCCAACTATTAGCAGATACATACCAGCATTCTGTCTCTATATATAGATTGCCAGTGTTAACCCATTTAAAATCTGTCTTAACTTCTACTGTCCTACCACCAGTAAGCAAGGTGTTAACAAGGTTCTCTCCTTGCACACCATTGCGATAGTCTAAATCAAAATCTGAATCTGAATTCTTAATTGCGTGTCTTCCTTTCCTGTACTGTACAGTACAGTATAATACCCTATGTTAGTAGGGGATTATACTGCCCTTAACTTTTTCCTGTCATCTCCAGTAGTACCAGCCCAGTAGCCTGCCATCCTGTACTTAACAGCATACTCTAAGCAGGCAAGCTTAACAGAACATTGTTTGCAAATCTTATCTAATATGTCAGTGTCATAGTCTTCACCTTTATTTACAAACCAAGACTCGGTATCTGTGTTAGCACATCTAGCTTCTAACTTCCATTGTTCTTCTGCAGGGTCTATGTAGTTATTGTATTCATCTATATTAAAGTGCCCCATTATCCGCCTGTCTTGTAGAAGCCACCTGTCTTGAAGATGGCCGGTATGGCAGACCATACCCTTGTCATACTTGTTTGGCAACATGTAGGTACAGACTCATTACCTATTTCTTTTGCTATCTCCTGTTGACTTGAACATACATCACATTTATAATCATAGGTAGGCATTAATCACATCCGTCTACTTCAGTAGGAGCAGTGGCTAAGCTGCCACAAAGGGCACACTCCATATCCAGAAAGTACATAGATATATTTTGCTCTTGAAACATTACTTTTAGATTCCATAACTGTGAGCCACAAGGACATACCTCTGTAGGTATGCCTCTGTAGTCAGCGTTATACTTCTTCTTGCTTCGTCTCTTGATTCTCATCTTGAATATCCTGGTCAAAGTAAGCACGCCAACCGCCTAGGTTTTGTACTATAGAAGCCAAGGCTCTCTCGACTTTCTTACGTGCACCATCTGCACTGCTAGTACCCATATGTTCTGCCAGCTCAGACCATTCAGTCTGTTCATTCATGTAACGAAGGCGCAGTATGTTTTGCTTGGATTCCGGCAATCTGTAGTAACCCTTAGCTATATCAGAACGTAGGGCAAGCCAGTTCATGCCATCATTTATTGCGCCATTGTTAAACTTAAGATTTAAATCTTTAATCTTAGTAGGCATCTCATAACTCTCAGTAATAATTGAGGGCAGGAAAGCTTCAACGACTGACACATCATAGTAATATAAATCTGTCAGGTCGTAGCCTTGATTCTTAGCTTTTTCTTTTTCACAATACTTAAGGCATTGATTACGTAATGACTTAGCCATAAGCTTGTTCTTATCCTTTTCATCAAGGGCGTCCCACTCTTTAAACTTATTAGGGTGGGTAACAAACCAGAGATACATCTCCTGTTGCAGGTCATCTACCTCAACCATAGGATATTTTTTCCTATACTCCGAGGCTATCTGTACCATCATGTCTTTATAATCTAACCATTTATTAATGTTGTATTTCATGGAAGCTTGATGTCTCCATCGATAACAGGTACAGTATAAGGAATTACCTTGCGATTTTTTTCTACTAGAATACCTATGCCCTGTTGCCAGTTAGCTATACCAGAGGTTAAGTAACTTGCCTGCTTGATGTCCATAAGATGTCCGACTTCCATACCATATATGGTTTTATTCTTACCGTATAATCCAGTAGTCTCATGCTGTAGTCCCAGTTTGTGCGTGTGTCCACATACAACACTCTTACCTAGTTTCTTAGCTAATGACATAGCTGTACTTCCAGGAGTCTGTACTGACCTGCCCTCATCACCATGTGCCATTACCCAACCAGGTAGAAGTTCTTTAAATTTATGCAGGTATTGTATGCCTAAAGAATGATACCCCAGAAGTTCTTCTATCTTGAGAGTATCAAGAGAGCCGAACGCTGGGGCATATTTTCTAATATATGTTTGTATTCTATCCGTATGATTAGACCTTTGAATAATAAACGGTTTGTTTCTGCCGAGTGCTGTTCTAAAGTCTGCCATTATGTTGTACGTTAAATCAATTGAATCTTGTAAGGTTGGTGCGTACTCACCAGCCATACCCTTATTCCAACGCGATGGTTCGGGTGCGTCTAGCTCATCACCCACGCACCACAATTCGTGGGGCTTGTACCACTTGATGAACTTCATTACTGCATTGACACTCTTGTCGTCTTGATAAGGTATCTGCAGGTCGCTCAAGACCACTATGCGACGTTGATGTGTTGCCATTAGGCATGCCTTCCCATTGTCCGTTTTGAACCAATAGTCCTATTATGGCATAGTTTGCTAGGTCCATGAAGGAATCAGCAATGGATTCGTAGTTCGGCGTGTCGCCACCCTTCTCGTAAAGGTTGTTAATCCTTGCAAGTTTGTCGTACATTCGCACCCGTAGTCCATTGATAGCACCACCTGGTGCATTAGATATGTTCAATGGACCGTAATCTTGATGCTTCTTAAGCAGTAGATTCTTAAGCTCTGCAATGATTACATCTATATTATGCTCCATGTTTTCCATTAAGTAATCCTTCCACGCTTAGCTCAAAGTTTCTCATGCCTTCATGAACCATTAGTTCTTCCCATACTCTATCGGCTTGACCCAATGGAGCGGCTACTAGTAGTGCTGCTAATCCTATTAGCAATTCTTGTGCTTGTTCCTTATCTTCTTTGTTGACATGGTAGATGTCATACAAAGCACCCAATATGTCAAGACCTTTATCTTCTGTTAACTGTATACCAACCGACTGGTCCATATGTTTAACGTGGTTCCATATACTTTCATTAAGAAGCAATACAATTTCTGACTCGTTCATCTATCCATTCCTTTCCTAGTTTAATGAACACGCTATTTACGTCTTCACCTTCTGGCATTGCGATAACATTTGCGTTAGGCAACTCTCTTGTTATCTTCTTGCCAAACTCTGCACCTGCTGTATCTCCGTCAGTTAATATGATAACCATATCGAAGTCATCTAGTATGCGTGAGTAGTGTGGCTTCCAGTTGTTAGCACCTGGAATACCTACCGTAGGGTGATTAGTTTTAACTGACATCATGATGCAGTCAAACTCTCCTTCGGTTACACATATGTATTTAGATTGCACAAAGCATGCTGGTGTATTAAACATGGTTGTCTTTGCGCCTACCATTCCCATGTACTTAGGGTCTACATCTCCCATTGCACGGAAACGAATGTCAACTACACCGCTAGGTGTTATGTAAGGTATAGCTAATCTATTCTTAAAGCCCTCATGACCGGGCATAGGGTCAACTACTACCCCTAGATGAAATGTTTGTGCCTCTTCTACCGAGAGATGACGTGTTAGTAGATAATCTTTTGCCACCTCTACCTGAGAAGCGTACTGTTGGGTTGCCCGAAGTAGAAATTGTCTGTGCGAATTCGATAGCCTCACTTAATGTACCGCCCCTCTTCTCTTTTATTAAATCATATATGTCTCCAGCAACACCGCAACCATGACACTTAAACTTATTAAGTTCAAAATTAATTGCAGATGATGCAGTCCTATCTTCGTGGAAAGGACATCTCATCTTACGCCAGCCATGCCCATCTGATGGCAGGCTGGCACCTAGATAAGCTAAGTAATCACTTACCTTGTGCTTCTCTTCCATCAGTAACCTTCCTTAGTAAATTTATCCATACTTGAACGGGCATAGTGGCGTACCAATCGGATGGATTCCCCTTGCCTTTCCGCTTGTGTACCACTACACCTGTCCAAGCTTTATCATTAGCCATCTCGACTAATAATTCTTCTACCCACCCCGCCAAGTCCATCTTGGCGTGGTTTTTAATCTCTATTGTGACTCCAGGTATACCAGATATATCGCCCTTATCTAGTGTTGCACCAGCTAAGCGACGGTCTACATAAGGGAACCATTCTTTAAGATACTTTACTACATCACGTTCTGCTTGGCTACCTTTAGCTTTAGAAGCTGAACTCATACTGGCATTTCTACTTGCTGATAATCTTTATACGTGTCTTCTAGATACATGGAACCTGGTTCAAAACTTAAGGTAACGTATGTGTTACCAGTTTGGTCAGCTTTACCATAACGATTCTTTACTGGTGCTACACATAGGTATGTATCTTTACCTTCATGCATTAGTTGTTGACCAACTGTTAATACCATAGCAGGTATCTGATTAACCATACCTTGTAGAGATGAGCGTGGTTGACATGGTCTACCCTCGTATCCTTCTTTAGTATGGTGCAGTACCAACACACATGCATTGGTATCCCTTGCTAGGTACTTAAGTTCTTTCATTGCTGCTCGCATACCAGAGAACTCTTCATGTCCATCCATTGAGATGTCCATTAGGTTATCAACAACTATAAGGGTAGGACTTCTACCCCACATAGTCTCGAATGCAGCAACCTCTTCATCTAAATCTTTAAGTGTAGGGCTAGGTTCAAATGACCAATACAAATGATTGTTGTTAGCGAGGATAGACTCAGCAGTATCTGGATTATGTTTTAATAGATTCTCCGCTTGCTGTTGAGTCATCTTGCCTGACATAGCAATCAATCGCATAGCCATGGTATGTGCATTAGTATCAGCTGAGAAATATAATGTTGGTTGTTTTAATCTTGCAGCTATATGTAATGCAATAGAACTCTTACCAGCACCAGGAGTGCCAGCAATTACCGTAACTTCTGCACGTCTAAGTATCATACCGGCACGTTCAAAGGCTTGAAAGGGAGCCGGTAAAGGCTCCCCTCCTACCTCTGATTTACGTACGCTACGTCGTAGTGTCTTCACTTATTTCACAATCTGTTTCTAGTTGTGTGCCACATTCTTCACATGTACTTGCTTCACATTCTATATCGGTATCATAATGTATATCACATTCGTCCCATATTATAGAAGCATTACAACATTCAGATAGTTGTGGTGCCTCAGGAAAAGTTATTACTTCCCCCATTGTTATTTGATTTTATCGGCTAAGAATGTATTCCACTCTGGCTCATGCTTAAGTATATAGATAGTTTTACACTTATCTAATGCACCTCTAGCAGATGGGCAGAAGTATCCTTTGTAGATACCACCATCCTTGCTTGGACCTTGCAGTGCAGTCATCTTACCGTGAGGACATGTGCGCCCCCCACCTAACGATTGTGTTGGAGGGGCTTGGTTAAAAGGCGGTATCTCCTGTGCATTGAACGCTTGCTTAGCGTATGCAATAGCAGTCGGAGCTTGAGATGGCTTAGCTATAACTTCTAGTTCTGTTATAGCGGATTGAATACTTGCTAATGAGGTAGCAACTAATTGGTCTAGTTCCTCACCTGTGTTAGCACGTACTGTTAACTGCGTACCTGATGCAGTTCTTATGTTGATACTGATTGGTGCTTCTGTACTACTCATGCTTCTCCTTTGGTGTATACCACTGACATTGTGCAGTATATCCACACATTATGCAATGGTCGAAGTTAGGTAAAAATATACCAGACTTCCTTGCCTTGTCAAACATATCTACCAACGTCTCGACCTTGCTGTCATCCAGACCAGCAAGGTCGTGCGGTGGAGATAATTCTCCCTTACGTGCCATCCAGTAGTAACCCTTGGTTATGTTTAAACCAAACTGTTTACGGATTCCATATGCATAGAAGGCTAACTGTAATGAACTATGCGGTGTAGTTTTACCTGTTTTTAAATCTACGATTACATATTCTTTATTGAAGCTGTCATAAAACACACGGTCGATTGCCATCTTAACCGTCACACCATTAATTACCGGTGCTAATTCTAATTCGATTGCTAACGTCCCATCGTCCAGCTTAGCGATTGACATGTGAGTATTTTCCTCACGCCATTGCACCCAGTTCTCTAAGAACTTATAGCCATTGGTATACCACCAATCTCCATCCTCTGGGTTACGTGATTTAACCGCAGCCATACGCCAATTAGACGTGTCTGCTAGATTGTATTCATCACGTTCGTATGCAGTGGCTTGCCACCATGTATTCCAATGCTCTATTAGATTCATTTACATACCGTACAATAGTTAGTTACTCTTATGTTTCCATAACTAACATGGTATATGCGAGCACATCTATAACATACAACTTCCACTAGACTGTTTTTGTTTCTCTCTACAAAATAAAATGGATTACGAATCCTTAATCTCAAGGGTTTAACCTATCCCATTCCTCAGTCGCTTTGTGTACGGCTGAACCTCCATAGAACCACCATGCTGGTAGTTCAGCAATCTTTTGTACTCTGCTTAAATAATATTTCCATCCACATGACAACCACTCAGTAAGTGATGAGTATGAAACGTGTATAGGTAAATCGTGGTCATCAATCTTAATCATTGTACTCCTTAGTAAAGGCTGAACTAGGAGAAAGTAGAGAAAGCCTAGCCCAGCCTATACATTATACACCATGGAAAGGACACTAGAAAATGAACTAAACTAGTGCCTTATTAGTGTACCACTAAAACGGGATAGCATCCTGTCTTAGTTTATTTGTGTGTCCTACCCGCCCATTCGGGTACCCACACTGACATAGTTCAGCAACGTTCTCGCAATCAAAGCAAGCACCGCACCAAGTACATGTGCCCATAGAATCATAGAGGTCACCCTCTGATACATAGCCAAGACAATTGAAACAAGTCTGTAATTCATCAGAGGTATAGATATCATTACTTACTGTAGTCTTAGTAGTTGACGGACCGTAGCCATCAAACCAACCACCGTAGTAGCCAGTAACATTTGACTTACCATAACTTGAATAGCCTAGGTTGCATGTATCGTTAGACCACCATACACCTGACTTATCTTCTTTACCTGAGTCAGCATTAAGTAAATACATAGGGTGTTTAGCAGCAGGGTCAACGGTGATAACACATACCTTTGAACCAGATGTATAATCTTCTAGCATGTTCCAGATATAGTCATCATCTAGTGCGGTAACTCCGCCTAGTCTAGGCAATAACTCCTCAGCAAATACTTTAGTATCACTGCGGTCATCTTTATCTGGTATCTCAATAGGTAAGATACCGTTATGTCCAAGATAGGTACGGTCATCATGACCTACTGCAAACGGATGGCAATTTTCTAGTGTGCGAGAACCATGGGTAGCAAACCTAGCATGCCACATAGCGTAACCATCCTGATAGATAGCACGCTGTGCTAAGAACCTATTGATAGATTCATCTGCGTCCATGCTTTTTTCTACTATGATTCTGTTCTCACTAGGTACGGCAATAGCAAAGCCAAAGCCGTGTGGATTATTCAATGCAGAGTTTTCCAACTTATCTCTAGATGGAGTAACTCCTGGTGGTGATACGCATAACATACACATAATTAATCTTCCCTACTTTCATTAGGTGAATCAGTATTGAACGAACGATTGATTGTCTCAAAGAGACTAGGATACTTATCAGTATTGGAACTGATATAGCTTACATACTTTACCCAAGAGAATGGTTTATCTTTTGGAATTATCTTAAGTTCACGAGTATACTCAACTACTGAGTGTACAAACTCTAAGCCAGATAATATTCTAGGTATATGTAATGAGCCCTTGAATACACGAACTTCTAATGTATTGTCTGGCTCTACGTTGACGGCAGCATACCTACCGTTTGATTGACTCTTGTACTTAACCTTGGGAATAATCTTGCCTGCGTCAGAGAAGCTAGCATAGTTAGAACTACGACCGGCAATCCTCTGTACTTGGCGTTCATTATCATAGATTAATTTGATGAACCTAATCTGGTGGTCATCATCATCAAATGCAGTACGACTTACATGTACGTGCAAACCACAAGTACTAGTGTTCCAAGACCTGAACCTTAACTTCTTAAGCTCAGTTAACATAGCCCAAGGAAAACTCTTTTGATATTCCTCAAGCGTGTGTGGGTGAGTAACAATCTCAAAGCCATTGACTAAAGAGCCATCACCTTTAAGATAACCACGATGTTTACGATTACGTATTGGATTCATAGCATTGTGTGCTAGTTCAGCACCTACTGCATAGTTATCATTAGTATCTTCTACCTCTAACTCAAAGCCAAGGTAGTACTTACCTTCACCCCAAAATCTAGGGTCAGGTTTATAACTCCAGCTATGCACAAACTCGCTGTAGTTTCTAGTGCGACTATCACAACTATGACCGTCCTCTTCATTAAAGCAATCACCACAATCATCACACTCTATTTCACTGTTGTAACAATCACGGCACCTGCTATCTTGATGTAACTCAGACCAGTATAAATCGTCTGCGTCACCAAACATTTGATTACATTCATCACATGATACATAATCTGGATTTGTTTCTTGCCAAATTGTTGTACATCCAGGGCAATACAATCTGCCATGAATGTATTCCATTTTTACTTTGGGTGTACCACCTGCGTGCCAACCACCCCAACGACTACCCAAGAAATAGCGATTACATTCATCGCATTGTTGGCCACATCTTTTGTGACCATAAATTATTTCAAGTAAGTTATTTTCACCAGACACCCTCTTAGATATTTCTACCTTTGAGTATCTATAATTCCAGACGGCATCGTTAACGCCACCTGTTATCTCTGGCTGTACATATATGTCATTACATACACCACACAAATCTTGTATGGTTTCGGTAACGACATTATTTGATGTCTCTACTACATCAGGCATTTCATTTCCTTTCTACTTTGTTAGTTGTTATTCTTCGTCGTCGATGAACTCAATTTCATCATGCCCTTGAATAGCACAAATAAGTTCATCTACTTTACGTGCCCACTTACTAGCATTACCATCTACTCCTTCTAGAATGGCATCGCATTCAGCATTTGTGATACGCATTTTATTTCCTTTCTGTTTAGTACCAGCCGTGTTTACGGTGGTGTGCCCAAGCGATAGACGGACGTCCATATTTATGTTCTATGTAAGCCAGTCCCCGCTCAATCTGTAGCGGGGCTGGCGCTTTAGGGTCCATTCCTAGTATCTGTGGAATACCACCCGCATTCTTACCTGTGTTTCTGTCTGCACTCTTATTGAAAGCATCATGCCTCCAGTTAGATTCAGCAGTCCACAATTTATTCAGAGCTATAAACTCTGATGAGTTCCAGTCGTACTTTAAATCCATATAGGCACGTGCATAGTTCTTAGCAAGGCGTGCTGTCCAGAAAGAGTTAGGTACTTCCTTACACTCTGGCAAACTACCTACTGCTATTGCATATGCCTTTGATGGAAAGCCAATCAATCCAGTTGCTATCAACCACATAGAACTTAAGATAGATACGTTACGTTTAACTATATCTTTCATTCATCCTCCCACATACGGTCAGGTAAACCTGAATCATCCTCATCACATACGCATTCCTCCCGGTCACAACCATCACATGGTTTAGTATCCAATGCAGCTTCATCACCTTCTAAATACCTAGGCTCACTCATTAGTTATGCACCCCATAAGCAAAGCAGATAGTTTGTATTGCTCTAGACAATTCACTGAGGAATTCAGTTTTTTTTTCTTGATTCATACCATTAACATCTTTATCATGTATGATTACTTGATATATTATTTCATTCATAGTACTCATCTCCAATCCATTGAGCTTCATAGCTTTCCTCTTGGTCCATTGGTGCAAGCCAAGCATTGTGTAACCTGGCTTGTTCAACTGCATCTACTTCATTCAGTGCGGTTACGTCTTGCTCTTGCTCATAGGTGGTAACTTTCCACACTTTATACTTAGGCATTGACATGTCCTTCAGTTAATAGTCCGTCAAGTAAATCACCAGCTGTCTCAACTAATAATCTATCTGTCTTATTAAGTTGGACGCCAGAGTTACCTACCTTGTAGCATGCTTGAATCATCTGCTTGATTTCCTCTTGCTTGTATCCTAGCATTGTTATCCTCCATTTCTTTTAGTTGTTTGATTAGATAGTTAAGTTGGTCATACATATCTAGTTGTTCATCCATCATACTCTCCATGTCTGTCTCATTATAGGCTCACCAGTGCTGACTCGAATAAGTGCAACACCTGCTGTATATCTTGCTCCTGAGTTGAAGTTGAGTTCATTTTTCCAACATGCAAGAGCGGCATCGTAATCGTCAAAATACATGACATAACTATCTGGTCTGTGGTCTGTATACGTGACGACTTTATACTCACGGATTTCTTCTGCGATATCATTCAGATACATTGGTCACACGCACAGGCATAACGTAATCTACTTTAGCCCATTGACCTTTAGCGTTGACATCTACTAGCCATCTATCTAACAGCTCGGTAATTGTCTGGTCGCATATAGATTGTAGTGCTTCTTCACTATACTTTTTAAGTTCAGGCATCTTACTGATGTCTAGGTTATGCCTGAATACTAATGCTGTGTATATCTCCACGTTATCTCCTTATTTTTTTAGCTCGCGTAGTTTACGAGTCAGTTGAGCATTTTTAATAGCAGTAGTAATTACTAATGTAATACTTAACGTCAATGCAATTATAATTGCTATTGTATCTGTTATCTCGATGTACATATTTACTCCGTTTCTATTAGGTTGGGCTGCGCCCAAGGCAATTGCTGCTGGGCGCAGACCAGTATGATTGTTTATATAATAGGTTTCATCTTCCAGCATTTACAACACTGTCTTACTTCAAGCCAGTAGTTGTTATGCCAATGGTGGAAATGAAACTTACCTACAGGTTTAGGGAAATGACAGTCTTTCATCTTCCACATCCTTTACATTCAGGGCGAAGGCAATCGCCACAGATTACAGGCTTATCTATATCTGTCATGATACATACTCATCACAGTTGACGCATTTAGTTTGAGCAAGGGTAGTCAGATGACACCAAGCACAGACTAATTCATTATTATGTATATCTAGGTCGTCAGATTCTGCGACTGATTCCATGCGAGCCTGAATCTCGCCTTCATAGAACTCCTTGCGGAGTATGGGCTCACCATACTTGTCGAACCCAACAATCTGAACAGAGCTTACCCAGTCATGATTGCTGGACTGAACCAAGTCAGCGTTATACACGTGACCCAGACGCCCGTCAGGACGGGAGTCTTCATGGTCACGGTCATATGCCTTAGGGTATTCTTCATTTTCATCAGGCACATCTAATAAGTACTTAATGAATTTCTCGTACTCATCGTCATTGTATGCAGTTATTCCGATACTAGTCATTCTACTTTCCTTTCTGTATAAAGTTCAGCCTGTCTGACTGAACTGTTGGCGCTGACATGTATAGCAGGTCTGTACGATGCTATACATAGCAGTGAAAAAAAACAGGAAGCCTATCCACGTTAGCAGATAGGCTTCCTGTTACAGACTGCCTAAATAGACAGACTTTCTAGCATATAGTTGGTTATCCACTTGTCGCCGACCTTGTTGGTTCTTAACCAACCAGATACATTGACACGGTGTTTTGCTGATGTTTTAGCAGGCTTGCGCTCACGTGTATCAGCGTCTTCGCCGTCGAAGTGCAGGTCCCCACCGCTTAACTCAGGGTTTGTAGCGGTGCTTTCCAGCGCTTTTAGGCTGGCGACTGCGTCGAATGAACGGAATGGCAGAGAGGCTTCGAACTTGCCCTTTTCATCTCGAAGTATCAAGATGCCGCTTGCGTAAGCGTTGCCGTTCTTTGCAGTACGGAAGTTCAACGCAGCAAGTTCTGCGTCTTCGAACGTGATTTTGTTGCGGTTCATTTTTTCTCCTTTGTAGTTTTCAAGGTACTTCTGCCCGCTTATGGCGAGCAAGAATCCGCTTTGCCGCAGACTGGGTGCCTGTCCTGTCAAGGACGACACGCTGCAAGCGTGGCGCAGCTCTGCTGCTTGTCCTTGCGGGATGGGCTGTCTGTGGCAGGATTTGCTGCTCGCTATGGGCTGAAGGACCTGCTCCTGAAAACTGCAAAGTCAGAATAAAATGAAGCGCCAAAACACGGAAGAAGCGTCAGGACTTGTGGAGGGAACTGGAGGACTGCTGGCAACGCTGAGCGGCATCTACCGAGATGGGGCAAGGAGAAGCCGTGCCATGGAGTTCATGACAGCGTCGCCTGCCGTTGCTGGATGCCGCTACAAGACTGAGTTGGTGGGGGCACTTGACAGGCGAACGCTGATGTGAGCGCTGCTAAAACTCAGCAGCCGTGGCACTGGTTGGTTGAAACCAACATGGCAGAGACAGCATAGGATAATCAACCCATGCTGGAAAATTCTATTTAAAGGCAGGCGCACAGGGAGACTATAGGTGTGGAGAGAGCAGTCCTAGGCAGACGCACTGCTATAGGACAGGCATAGCAGCACTGACTTGACCCGGAGACTTATTAACCAGGCAGTGAATGTAATACTGTATCTCTCCTAAAAATTATTTGTGGTTATAGTTACCTTTGCCCCCTGTCAAACTGGTACAAAATAGGACATAACGACCTACTTAGCATAGGAAATAAAAATACTTTAAAATAAAACGTCCGTTTTACCCGTTTGGACGGATTAGTACTGTATGTAGCAGTAAGTTATTCGCCAGGCTTTTATATAGCCTGGCTCATACAGTTACAGTACAGGTGTTACAGACAGTGTAGGACGGCGAAAGACTATCTAAAGGACACCATGACATTCAAAGCTGGCGAGGAGCATTTCAAGGTTAAGGCTCTAGCCGAGGCAAAAGCTAAGGTTATAGAATTAGTTAGCCAAGGGGCTACTACCCACCAAGCTATGAACATGGCTGGCAAGAAACCGGATACGGTTCGTCAGTGGATGCTTAGGGATGCTAACTTTGCAAAGGAGTTGGCTAAGGCTAAGGAACTAGGTGAGAGTCTCACTCTAGCTAACCTAGGGTATGACAAGAAAGATTTACCCTTTGCTGAATTTTCAAAAAATTTTTTAGACCAGACAGTCTTCCCACATCATCAAGACTGGGTCGACCTGTTAGAGGGACGGGAACCTTCTTGGCTTCACCCTAGCATGATATATGACAAGGCTGATAAGTCTAGGATTCTTATTAACGTGCCACCGGAGCACGCTAAGAGCACGGTTATTACCGTGAACTACTCAACATACCGTATCGCTCTCGACCCTAATGTTAGAATCATCGTTGTTTCTAAGACACTGATAAAGGCACGAGAATACGTGTACGCAATCAAGCAACGTCTCTCACATCCAAGATGGCTTAAGATGCAAAACGCATTTGGTCCTCAAGGTGGATGGAAAGAAGACGCAGATACTTGGCGAACCGATACAGTGTATCTCGGGAGCGATGCTCGTAACTCAAGTGAGAAAGACCCTACCATTCAAGCACTAGGTATGGGTGGGCAGATTTATGGAGCCCGTGCAGATTTAATTATTCTTGACGACGTGATAACCACAGCCAATGCCCATGAATGGGAAAAACAACTGAACTGGCTACAAAAAGAAGTTATCACTCGTCTCGGCAAAAACGGCAAGCTATTAATAGTGGGGACTAGAATTGCGCCAAGTGACCTATATAAGGAACTTCGTAGTCCTGAGCATTGGTCTGGTGGTAAGTCTCCCTTTACTTATATGGGTATGCCTGCTGTACTTGAGTACGATGTTGACCCAAAAAATTGGGTTACGCTTTGGAAAGAATCAGATGTCCCATGGGATGGCGATGAAACAGTACCTCCCAACGAAGCTGGATATTATCCCAAGTGGGATGGACAAACATTATTTAAACGTCGTTCCGAAGTTACTCCTACTACGTGGGCTCTTGTTTACCAACAAGAAGACGTACAAGAAAACTCTATCTTCCCACCAGCTTTGGTACAGGGAAGCATACTCGGGGCTAGAAGAGTCGGACCTTTAAAGCCAGGGGTACAAGGCCATCCTAAGAACGTTGAAGGCTACACCATTATTGGTATGGACCCAGCTATTGCTGGCCATGCAGCTTTAGTTGCAATAACTTTTAATAGAGCTGATGGTCGTATCTACGTACTAGATTGTTTAAACATGGCAGAGCCTAGTTACCAAAAGATACGTGATGCTATAGAAGCTATGACTATCAAATATAAACCCCAAGAAATACGAATCGAAATTAACGCATTTCAGAAAGCATTTGAATTAGATGACAGCTTACGGCAATGGCTTGCTGGATACGGCGTACGGCTTAGTTCTCACCATACAGGAAAGAACAAATGGGACTCGAATTTTGGAGTTGCCTCCATCTCAAGCTTATTCGGAACTACTCAAGACGGTAAGTTTCAAAACAACAACCTCATTGAACTACCATCAAGTGAGGGCTCAGAAGGAATCAAAGCTTTAGTACAACAGTTAATTACTTGGAAACCAGACACTAGAGGTAAGACCGACTGTGTTATGGCTTTATGGTTTGCAATTATTAGGGCAAGAGAATTGATTCAAAGCGGTACAAGGATAACACCTTATTTAGATAATAGATGGGCTACTAGAGCTCAAATGGAAAAAAGAAACTCAATCAACTTAGACGATGCTTTTAATGAGCAATGGTCTGAAATATACGGTTAGGACTTAAATGGCATTAGATATGAAACAGATAACCGCAAGAGTTGATTCTCTGCGTTATCGTTCTACAGAAAGAGATGCACGCAATCTAGATGTACTTTCTGTTCGTCAAGGAAAAATCTCAGAAGTTTATCCTAACTTTTTTCCAAGTGGCATAGACCAGAACGTAGTAGCTAACTTTATTGATATTGTTGCAAGAGACCTTGCAGAAGTTATGGCTCCACTACCTGCTGTTAATTGCTCAGCAGTAAATCAAGTTTCAGATAGAGCACGTCAGTTTGCAGACAAACGTACAAGAATTGCTGCTAACTATTTCCGTCATTCAGATTTGCAAGTAAATATGTACAACGGTGCGGATATGTACATAACATATGGTTTTCTTCCTTTCATCATTGAGTTAGATGAAGAAGCAAGATTGCCACGAATTAGATTAGAAAATCCTATTGGGGCTTACCCAGAGTTTGACCGGTACGGTCGTTGTATAGCATTTGCAAAACGTTACACCCTTACCTTAGGTGAGTTAGTTAGCCAGTTCCCTGAGTTTGAATCACCACTCCTAGGCTCAGAGGGTTATAGTCAAAATCTTAATCATCAGATAGAGATGATTCGTTACTACGATAAAGACCAATCAGTTATTTATATACCAGCAAGAAGGAATCTAGTTCTATCAAGAGCAAGTAATCCTTTGGGTAAAATGAATGTAATCATTGCTAGACGCCCAGGCGTTGATGGTGAGCTTCGTGGACAGTTTGATGATGTATTAGGAATTCAGTTACTTCGTAACCGCTTTGCTTTACTTGCAATGGAGGCTGCAGAGAAATCTGTTCAAGCTCCAATTGTATTACCAAGCGATGTACAGGAATTACAATTAGGCGGAGACGCTGTAATTCGTACAAACAATCCAGCAGGTGTTAGACGTGTTGAACTTAATCTCCCACAAGGAGCTTTTACAGAACAACAACTTCTAAACGAAGAGCTTCGTGTAGGAGCTCGTTACCCTGAGTCACGTACTGGAAACGTTAAAGCTTCAATTATTACTGGCGAAGGTGTGCAAGCACTATTAGGTGCCTTTGATACACAGGTTAAGTCAGCACAATCTATATTTACTACAGCATTACGTGATGTTATTTCTCTTTGCTTTGAGGTAGATGAGAAATTATTTAACGTAGAAAAAACAATTCGTGGTACCGATGCCGGTGCACCTTATGCGGTTACATATACACCTACAAAAGATATCAAGGGTGATTACTCAGCCGATGTAAGATACGGAATGTTGGCTGGTTTAAATCCAGCACAAGGACTTATCTTCATGCTTCAAGCTCTTGGCGGAAAGCTTATCTCTAAAGATATGGCTATGCGTGAGTTGCCATTTAACGTCAACGTCACCTTAGAACAAGAGCGTATTGAAACAGAAGATATGCGAGCTGCATTGATTGGTTCATTGCAAGCTTACGCACAAGCAATACCTCAACTCGCTGCCCAGGGCGGTGACCCCAGCACTATTGTTAATAAGATAGCTGAAGTCATTAGGCAACGTCAGAAAGGCATAGCAATTGAAGATGCCATCAGTGAGGTATTTGCACCAGAGAATCCTCCAGCTGGTGGCGCACCATCGGTCGAGCAGCCGTCCGTCCCCTCTGCTCCCGGCGCTCCAGTTGGAGGCTCACAACCACAAGAAGCACCACCAGGACCAGGAATGGTTCAACAAAGACCAGAATTACAAACTTTACTTAGTAGCTTAAACGCTACAGGCAAAGTGGGAAGTAGTGTAAGAACAAGTAATCGTCGTCAAGTAGGTTAAATTGGACAGGGGACATGACAACAATCATTGGATTAGAACACAAAGACCGTTGCTTCATAGTCGCAGATAGTCAGACTACTGATGAGGGTGGAAGAATTTATACTCACCCAGAAGTTCAAAAAATTTCATCTAGAGGAATGTTTTTAATAGCAGGTTCAGGTGAGACATTACCCTGTGATATTGCACAGCATATCTGGGAACCACCTACACCTAGCAAGCAAGAAAGAGATGATTTATATCATTTCATGATTGTAAAGGCTATGCCTTCATTACGTAAATGCATGACGGATAATGGATACAATTTTGATGAAGATACAAAAGATACTCGCTTTCAGTTTATTGTAGCTGTAGGTGGAGAAATATTTGATATTGACCAAGAATTATCAGTAAGTAAATCTGCAGATGGAGTGTACGCTGCAGGTTCAGGAGCACCATATGTACTAGGTGCTATTCATGCAGGAGCTGATGCATACGAAGCTATGGAGATAGCAGCAAAACTTACAGCATTTACTGCTGGACCATTCATGTCAAGAGAACAACCTAGGAAGATTAAGTAGGAGTATAAATGGCAAACGGACAAGGCGGATATCGTCAACCTAGCAATCCAGCACCAGTATCTGGTCCAGGGGCTTTATCAAAGCGTACTGATGGCGGAGCTGTAGAGGGAATGACACAACCTCCTAAATACATGGCTGGTTTAGGTTATGGTAAGGGCGGCAACATGGAACAACAAACAGGTGCTCCTATTCAAGGAAATGATATTCCTGCTACACCTATGCCTAACGTTTCTTTATCTCAACCTTCTATGCGTCCAGAAGAACCTATTACCGCTGGTATAGATATGGGTCCTGGTCCAAGCTCTGCTGCATTACGTTTACCTAATACAGCTATTTCGCCATCTCATACTATTTCACAAATTGCTGCTAATGACCCAACTGGAGAATCTGAACTTTTATACAGAGCATTACTTGACAGAGGTTTCTAGTGTCAGATTATTTAGACCCTTCGGTAGCTAAGCTATCACCAGCTTTATATGCTGGTGCAATTGCAGCTAATTTAAATACTAATCAAGCCAGTCAAGTTAATCAAATAGCTGGAACAGTAAATTTAAATAAAAGACTCATGAGCATGAATACTAATGATGCTAAAAATGAGTGGAAACAATTAGACCCACACGTACAAGAACAACTTAAATCTATGTACGGTGAAGCATCTTATGTTCCACAAACTCAAGATAATATTCTTGTAAAAGCAGGTAAAGGTGTTGTTAGTGCAGCTCTTAGTCCATTTCGTTTAGCAATTAATGCAGCTGGTATTTATAATAGATTTATCAATGAACCTTATTTAGTAATGCGTCAAGTTACCCAAGGTGCAAATCCATTCAGTTGGAATGTTTGGAAAGGCGCTTGGGATGGTAAAAGCATTTATGATAACGGTTCATTACAAGCATTGCATGGAGAGTATGGTAATACTGATACTTTTGTAGCAATGAAAACTTTAGAAGGTTTAAAACCTGGCGAAATTATTGACGCTTATGGAACTGTTAATTCAGAAATTATTGGTTCTATTACAAAAATGATTAATGACCCAGATAATTTTAAGGTAATGCTTAACAAGTTTAAAGGTGCTCAAGTATCTGTAGGTAGAGATATAGCCCGTGTATTATTTAATGCACAACCTAATGATAATAAACTTTATTCAAGCAGTGGTTGGAATAAAACATCTGGTTTTCTAGATGCTTTAACTCAAATTGTTATTGACCCATTAACTTGGGCTACAGGTGGTACATCTAAAGCTATTACTCGTGCTGACCGTTTAGCTGAATCTTTAGCTAAAGGTGAGAAATCAATATCAGAGGTATTTGCTCGTCAAGATATCCGTAATACATGGGATAACGTAGCTGGTCCATTAATTAAAGACTTAGCTGATGCACGTAATGCTGGTGGTGCAGCTGGTAAAGCTAAGGCAGTTGCAGCAAGAGATGAAATTCGTCGTGTTATGCCTGACCTTAATAACGATGACATGCTTAAGTTATTAACACATAATAAAATATTTGATGCTAGTAAAGCTGAAGATTTCTTTAGTAAATCAGAACCAATGCTTGAATTACTGTCAGGTAAAGTAGATGGAACTACATTTTTCCGTACCGGTATTCCTATTGCTAAACGTACACGCAATAGAACCAGTGGAATTAATAAGCTTATTGGTGATTACTTTAATGGAAGTATTGAAGCAGCACAGTTAGAAAAAACTGGTGATGCTTTTATGGAAGATGTACGTAAAATTGGTGTAGCTGCTGACCCTATGTATGTTGGTCAAACTCCAATGCTTGAAAAACTTACTGGAGAATTAGCTAGCACTAAGCGTAAACTTGGTCGCTATGCTGCTAGATTCCCAGGCTCAGGTGAGATTGGTATTTTAGATAAGAACGTAGATGCTAGTTTACCTACAGTTCGTGGTCTTGCTAGAACTATTTACCCAAAGGCACATGCTGAATACTTTGCAGAAGCTTTTAGAGCATCAGACCCAGCCGATAGAGCTATCTTACTTCGTGGTTTATACACTCAAATCCTTCATGGTATGGGTTTGCCTGGTAAAGAAGGCGGTCAACAACTCATTGAGAAGATACTTCAAGATAAGTTTGGTGACTCAACATCATTTTTAAGTCAAGCAAAGATTGATTTACCACCACAATTCAATGAAGTGTTGCGTTCTAAGGGTGTAGTAGAGGCACAACCAGAAACAAATGTAGGCGGATTACTACAAACTACAGCATCTGGACCTGTACATTTCTTTAACTCTAAGCCAACTATAGGTAATTTACCTTGGTCTGGTAAAGAAGGTGAGCTTTCATTAGCTGATTTTGCATTTAACTTTAATAAAGGTGCGCAAAAACATTCAGTAATCAATGCGGCTGGTGGTTTTACACGTAATCAATACGTTCGTAAGCTAACAAACTCTTGGTCTGTACTTACATTGTTCCCACGGCTAGGTATTCGTTCTGCTATGGACGAAGCTTTCTTTTATTCAATGATGGCACCTGGTGAAGATATTATTAGACTTGGTGCTGGACGTAAATTCCACAAAGCAATCACAGCTTTTACTGGTGATGAGAGCTCTATCCCACCTATTAAGCGTATGATTCTTAATAAGATGGGTAAAAACCCAGCTAGATTTTTAACAGAAGAGGGACGTTTTACTTCTACTACTGTAAATGGTGAAGAACGCTTCCGTCTTGAGACTACAGAAAACATAGCAGCTAACGCTGTTAAGATTCTTGAACATAGTATGTTCCGTAAAGCTAAGCCTCAACACATGGAACACATGTATCAAGCTATGGTTCATCACCCAGAAGTAGCTAACGCTATTGTTAACTCATCTATTGGTAAATCTGCTATTGGTGCGGGTATTGATGGTGGAGATTTAGCATCTATGTTGGTGTCTAATAGCCATTTAACCAACATGTTTAAAGAACTTGGTATGCTTCCTTCTGGTTCATATAAAGAAGAATTTATTTCTGAGTTAGAAAAGATTAATCCAGCTTTAGTAACAGCTGCTCACTACCAAAACTGGTTTTTAAGATTCACTAAAAACGCACGTAACCTAGGTAAGACCTTTGAAACATACATTAACCCAGGTGAAACATTTATCCGTAACAATGGTTTGCGTACACCTAAAGATGTAAAAACAGCTGTGAATGAAACCTTATCTAAAGTAGGTATTAATCCACAAGATATGACTGTTACTGACCAAAAATTATTAAATAGCTATCTTGAGCTGTCACAACAGACAGTAAGAGATACTCAAAAAGGTTTATCTGGTGTAGATATAGCAGTTAAACGTATTGAACATATGTATGCTGATATGTACACAACATTTCATGGCAATGCCGTAGCTTTTAATGACCGTCTATATAACTACATTCGTGAGACTGCAGCTGCTATTCAAGATAAGTCAATGGTAGAAGGTGTACCTACTATGGCTTACGGCAAAGCTGTAAGACAATCTTTAGATAGCGTTGACTATGCAGCATTTGAAAATTTAACTAAAGGTTTTGCTCCTGTAGGTACTATCAATACAGACCTTAACTTTGCTAAAGACTTAACTAATGAAGGCTTTATGCAAAAATTACAGGCTTGGGCTGAGAATTCAGGTAACTCCGCTATGGAGTGGATGGATGCACAGAATAATCACTTGTTCCGTCAGCCAGCATTATGGGCTACATACGTCAAGTTCCGTGAAAAGTATGCACGTTTAGAAGCACAGTATGCAAAAGAGCTAACAGAGAAACATTCTCATATGTCTCAAGAGTTTGCTCGTGAATTAGCCGAAAAGAAATTTACTGAAGTAGCCATGAATCATGCTGGTAACTACGTTTTAAAGGCTGTAGATAACCCTCAGATTCGCAGCAATTTAGCATGGACACTACGTACATCTGGACGTTTCTATCGTGCTACAGAAGACTTTTATCGCCGTGTATTCCGTCTTAAGGACGTAACACCACAGGTTTTATACCGGATGCGTTTAGCGCACCTTGGATTACAATCTAATGGATTCATTCACCCAGACCAAAACGGTGACCCATACTTAGTAATGCCAGCAGATAATATTATCTTCCACGCTATTAACGGTAGCATGAGTGTATTTGGTGCTAATGTACAACAACCTTTGTACAATGATTTTGCTGTAAAGCTAGCTTTAGGTAACCCATCTTTCCAGCAAGATGCTGGTCAGCCTACTCTTTCAGGTCCGTTTGCCGCTGTTCCTATATTAGCTTTACAGAAAATGTTAAGCGGTTGGGGTGGAGATGTAGGCAAAAAAATTGCCCTTGATTTGGATAATGCAGTATTAGGTAATGTTAATCAAAACTTAAACTGGACTAAAGCAATCATACCTTCTTCAGTACAGCGTGTTTGGTCTATGCTACCTAAAGGTGAACAAGACCAACAAGAAACATCTGCTGCTATGCAAGCAGTTGCATATAATGCAGCCAATGGATTGTTCTTAAGCCCTGATAAATTAAAGGCTATGCCTGTTGAAGAACAAGCAGCAGCTATTAATGACTACCTAAAAGGTATTAAAATTACAGCACATAACGTAATCTTTATGCGTGCATTCCTGGGATTACTATCTCCTATTGCTCCTGCTATGCAAGAGAGTAAGGATATACCAGACTATCTAAAGAATGCTGGTGTAAATGGATTACGTCCTGAGTTCTCAGACATACTACAAGCTGTAATGCGTAACTCACGGGGTCGTATTCAAGACCCATATGAAGCAGCATTGATGGCATTTACTGGTAAACACCCAGGAAAACTTGTATATACAGTAGCCCGTGATGAGAAACAAACTAAGGTTTTAATCAACAAGACTAAGAGTATGCAAAACTGGATGCTTAGCAATTCAGGTAACATTAGTAAGTATGGTGAAGCATCATTAATTTTTGGTCCACACGTAGGTGAATATGACTCTAACGTATACCTATGGATGCAGGGTGCTGGCTTACTAACACAACGTAAACTATCTGATTACTATGATGAGGTATCAATAGCACAGGACAGGCAGAAATATTACGATATTCGTAGCCAAGCTGAATCTATGTTACAAGACCCTACTTTAAATATAGAACAAAGACAACGTGTTGTTGATGCAGTAAAGATTCTTCAAGATAAAGTAAAAGCTGAAAATCCTAGATTAAAGATTGCTTTAGAAAGTAAGGCATTTGGTATAGGTAAACAAGAAAATATGCTTATTAAGCTTAAGTCAATAGTAGCTGACCCTAAGTTTGAAATGACAGATGCAGTACGTAAGAAAATGAATGTAGCTATTACCATTGCAGATAATGCATTAACTGCTATTCAAGACGATGGTCTTGCCGGTGATTTTGGTAATGGTCCAGCTTTAAAACAAGAAGTTAAACAACGTGCATTAGCAGCTATCCGTGAACTGGGTGGCTCAAATGCTAAGAACGCTCCACAAGACCCAATCATTGCTGAAGCAACAAGGGCAGTATTTCTACCTTTGCTTGACTTCTATGCTCGTAATACTATGAAAGCGATAGGTTAATGGCTGACACAAATTTTAATACTTCACTTTCATCATTCACTTTATCAAAGGATGTTGATACTACAGCTACGGTTAAAACCCCAGCTGATATAGCTAAAGAACAATATCAAACCAAATTAGCTGCTTATAACTTTGTTAATGCTGAAGATTTATTGAATCAAATTAAATCAGGTGCATCAACATCAGACCCTACAGCTCAGGGCGGTAAGACTAGTGTATTAACCAATGGTTCAGTACCTGGTACTGCAACTACTACTGGTAACTTAAACTATACCACTGGTAATTATATTACTGATTTTCAAGGCGCAGATGGTAACTTAGCTGACCTTGGGTATATTCAAAACCCTAAGACTAAAGAGATGGTTGTTGTTAGAAATAGCGACAAGTCTCAAGTAGTTCTTATGGGTGACCCTACTGATGCTAGCAAGTATATCGTAACTGACTATACAACAGCTATCAATAGAATTCTTGACCCATACCGTAAGTCTAATAAGTTAAGTCAACTAAAACAAACTCTTATTAATAGAGGATTCTTAACAGCAGCTCAAGCTGCTAAATCAGTAGGTGAAGATAAGACTTTTATGAAGGGTCTTATTGCATCTATTGATGATATGACTAGGACTAACTTTACTACTGGTAAAGATTCAAAGATATTTAGAGACTATGTAGCTAACTTGACTGGCTTTAGTGCTACACCTATTACCACTACTTCTACTCTTGTTAATTTAACAGATAAGAAGATAGCAGCTGCTGATATAACAGCATATATTAATCAGACATTAGGGCGTCCTGCTACACCAGATGAAGTATCTGATTATGTATCATCTCTTAATAAATTTGAAATAGCTAATCCAAGTAAGGCTACAGTAACTGCCGTAGGTGGAGCTGAGAAGAGGCGTGTTCAAACAGCTGGTGCCTCAGACCAAGATAAACAAGCTATTAAAGTAGCTGTATTATCAAAAGCTTTAACAGCACAAGGTATCGACCCAACATCTATATCTAAAACTGGTGGAGCAATTGCACAGAACATGGATATATTAAAACAAACTGCTGCCAAATATGGTATGGCAATGGATGACCGCATGGCTCTTGACCATGTAATTGAAACTTTAAAACCAGGCGGAGATATCAAGCAACGTACTGAACTTATTAAACAAAACTCTAAGCTTATGTACAAGAATCTTGCTTCTTACATAGACCAAGGCGGAACCATTAAAGATGTAGCTGATAACTATAACTACTATAAGAAGAAGTACCTTGAGACAGCTGGAGAAACAGATGTCTTTGATAAAGACATTCAAAATGCATTACACAATGACGGCAAGGCAGGGGTTATGAATCTTAATGAATTCATAGTTTCATTGAAGCAAAAACCTGAATGGGCTAAGACTATGAATGCCCATGAAGAGGCTGCTAATTATGCTAACACTGTTCTTAAGTCATTCGGATTGGTAGGCTAATGGCATATGTAGTTAAATCTGGTGATACATTATCAGCAATTGCAAAAACTAACGGAACAACTGTACAAGCAATAAAAGATGCAAATCCTCAAATTACAAATGTTAATTTAATTAAACCTGGACAAGCATTTACTATCCCTAATTCCAAATCTACTTCTGTAAATACTGGCAATCCTGTTATTCCTGGCACTGGTTTATTAGATTTAACCAAACCAGAAAATGCTGCATCTGCAAGATTACAAGCAGAAGCTGATGCATACTTTGCTCCAACTGGTGCAGGTGCAAACATTGACCCAACTACTGGTGGACCTAGAACTGTAATAGCAGCACCTCAAGCTGACCCATTAACTCAATTAAAAAATGATGCCAATGATGCAGCTCGTAAAGATGCCTTTGCATTACTTGCAGATACTTTTAAATCATATGGTTTGGATTCATTAGCCGAAACTATCAAGGGTTACATGACCCAGAACATAGGGCCTAATGAAGCAGCACTTCTGTTAAAGGGAACACAAGCATACAAAGACCGTTTTGCTGGTAACGTTACTCGTGTTGCTGCAGGTAAAAATGCTATTGATGAAGGTACTTACTTAGCCCTTGAAAATAAATATGCTGAAGTACTTAAAGCATATGGACAGAATGCATTAGGTAGCCGTGCTGAATACGCTAATCTAATTGGCAATGATATATCTAATATCGAATTAGGTGACCGCCTTAAACTAGCAGTTATTAGAGTACAACAAGCTGACCCTAGTGTGAAAACACAACTTAAACAATTTTATCCTAACATTACTGATGCTGATTTAGTTAGTTATTTCTTAAAGCCAGACCAAACATTACCTGGATTAGAACGTAAGGTTACATCAGCTGAGATTGGTGCAGTAGCTACATCACAAGGTTTAAATACAAGTGCTACTAGTGCTGAAGACTTAGCAGCCTTTGGTGTTGACCGTCCTACAGCAATTAAAGGTTACTCAACCATTGGTGAAATACTTCCACAAACTACAAAGTTAAGTGATATTTATGGTGAAACAAAGATTAATTACACACAAAAAACAGCTGAAGAAGAAGTCTTTAAAGGTAATGCATCTGCTGAGCGTAAGCGTAAGCAATTAGCTGCTCTTGAGACTGCCCAATTTGGTGGCTCAGCTGGAGTTGGTTCTGCCGGACTAAGCACTACTTACTTAAAGAAGTCATCAAGCGGCGGACAGTTCTAAATAGAATCCTATGTGAATCCATCGGCCTCACATAGCGTATTAGACCGATAGCAAGAGCCAGACCGATTCCCCGATTGGAACCTGAGGCTTGCGACTACAACGAATAGAAGGGTGGGTTGCTATGAGCAACAACTACTGGGATGAAGACGAAGACGACCAAGATACCGAAACTGAAACACAATTAGATGGAAGTGACTTACTTAAAAAGTTACGGAAAGCTAAGCGTAATGATGAGAAACGTATCAAAGAACTTACTGAGCAACTTGAGGGATTATCCAAGTCGCAGCGTGAGCGTATAGTCAAAGATGTCCTAGACAAGAAGGGTGTCAATCCAAAGGCACAACGTTTAATCCTTAAAGACTTAGAAGACGTTAACGAAGAGTCAGTTAATAACTGGCTTGATGATAACGGCGACTTGTTTGGATTAACAAAGGAGCCTGAGGTAAACCAAGAACAAGAACTTAATCGAGCAGCCTTACGGCAGCAAGATGTAGTTACTCAGTTAGGCACGACCCCTGACAAAGCCCAAGACTTATTGAATAGAGTTATGAATGCGGCTAACGCAGAAGAACTTACTCAATTAATTCAAGGCAACTAACTATACATAGTAATTCTTAAATCACCTTGGAGGTGAAAAATGGCTAATGCCTATTCAAGTACAGGCTCAAGCACTCTCGGCGGAACCGCTGGGGCTGCTGGTTTAGTACAGACAGCGTATGACAGACTGTTAGAATTCGCGTTGCGTTCAGAACCCCTTATTCGTAGTGTCGCTGACAAGCGCCCTGCAAAGCAGGCAATTCCTGGCTCAACCGTAGTTCTACAATTATACGCAGATTTAGCAGCGCAGGCAACTGCGTTAACCGAAGCAACAGAGCGTGACTCTGTAGCATTAGGTACCCCAACA